TTATCTGACATATCGCTATTATTTATTTTCTCATTGATTCCCCTTTGAACAATACCGGATTACAAATAGCCCGAAGCCGGTCTCTGGTTCGGATTCCGTATTTTCGTTCAATCTCATCCGGTGATAAATTTGTCGTAATGATCAGGATGTTTTCCTTTTGCTCGGCCCGGTCCACAATTTCAGGAAATATCCACCGGCGTTCACCGTATTTCACAAACTGTTCCTCTGTTCCAACGTCGTCAATGACCACAATTCTGCGGGTCAGGATAAAATCTGCATTGTCGTTTATCTCCGTGGCATGGTAACACCTCACAATTTTACCCAACGCGTAATCGAAAAACACTGGAAGGATGTTTTTTGCTATCATGGTTTTCCCCCTTCCGTTGTTCCCGATTATGAGCAATCCTCGGCCGTTGTTTGATCTCATCCAATCAATCACATTATCATATTCTGGAAGGTGCTTCATTTCAAGTTGAGATTCCGCCTCTTTGAAAAAATCACCGGCAACCGGTATATTCCAGCTTATGCGGTCGCTTTTGAACATTCCGCCATCCGTGTACTTCTTTAAAAAATCAGCGATTTCCATATCAAAGTTTTATTTCGGTTATTTTATCAAAATTTGAAACATAGCGCGGATCTCCGGGTAGGATTTCGTTGTATCGTTTTCCGTTCGTTTGAGGTTTTTCGCGGTTATCATAATTCCCGTCGAGGATTTTAACAAAATTTGTAGGGTTCATCACCCAATCGAAAGAAGCCATCCAATTGCTTTCATTTTTGCCGTTCAAAAAATCAGATTCAAATGTTTTCAAAAACACCTTCCAGATTCCATCTTTGCCGTGTTCGCTCCACCGCGCCCGGATCGCCTTTTTCCGCGATTCTGAAATGGTGTTCACCTTTGATGTTTTTGTTCTATCGTTCCATGCCTCTATTATTTTTTCAATTGGCACATTCCTAGAATTATTATTATCATCGTTTTTAGGCGATGATAATAATACTCCGTTAGGAGTATTTAATTTCCTTTCCTTTCCTTTCCTTTCCTTTATAGCATTGCCATCGCTATGCGTTCGCATTGCGTTCGCATTATCGATTTTATTACTCCAACGGTATTCGGCTGATTTTCTGGCTTTTTCGCTTTTTTCGTTGCGGTCGTCTAAACGCCTTTGGATGCTTAAACTGCTGAATATTTCCCCTTCAATTTTGAATAAATCGAAATCAAAAATGATGCTTTTTATAAGTTCGCTATCCACCCGCAAATCATACGCAATGCTTTCGCAATCCGTTTGCAATGCGTTCGCATTATTATATAAATCTTCGATGATCGCCCAATATATCCCGTACCCCGTAATTCCATGCTTCGACATCAGCCGCTTAATTTTCGGGTCTGTCCTGGCGTTGTAATCATGGGAAAAATAAAAGGTGTCTTTCATGGGAATGTGGTTTAAAATTCCTCGTTATATTTTGGAATTAAATCTTCGTATGTAACATTAAGATTAAAAAAATCAATCATCTGATCCTGTGTTACATCAATCCCTGTTGTAAACGGATAACCCAATATTTCCGCATTATCAAACGGCGGATCACCAACAACTTTATAAACCTTCATATTCCAATCGGAAAACCTTTTATCCTTCTTTGCCGTGTCTAAAATTGTCTGCAAGAATTTAAGATGAAGATCCTGTGATTTTTTGTGTCTTTCGTGTCCTCTTTTTTGTTCTAATGCGTAATATATTTTTTTGTTGTAATCAAATATGAACCCGTCAAGATCACCCGTTGTCATATCCCTGCGGCATAAATGGTTTATGAACGGCAATACCTCGCCTTTAAAATAATTCATCGTTTGCCGTGCCTTGACAAACATCTTATATTCATCTTTCTTTGCCATATTATTCACCCCTTTCTATTCTTCCTTTGATGATTGATTCGTAATTCGTTTTGTCAATTTCATAACCTATACACCGTCTTTTCATATTTTTCGATGCCACCAATGTTGTTCCTGAACCTGCAAATGGATCAACAATCAAATCACCCGGCTTTGTAAATTTGTCAATGATCCATTCAAAGTTTCCCAAAGATTGCCCCCAATTCAATTTATGCAAATTTCTTTCATCATAATTGAATGGTTTTGATTCTTTGATGTTGTCCTCTAATGTTTCTTCTATCTTCTTAAACGGCAATTTTTGGAAGATCAAAACTGGTTTCCATGTTGCAATCAAATTGCGCCCCATTGCTATTGGTTTTGATGTAAAATCCAATTTGAAAATCCAATAATATTTAAGTGGATTCTTTAATTGAAAAATACGGTCTAAATTCTGGTGGTTTGCGTATGTTACCAAAAATGCGGATGGTTTCAAAATGCGGTCAGCAATTGCAAACATATCCGCCCATAAATCAATATATTCAATCGGATATGGTGGATCTGTTATAATTGCATCAACGGAATTATTTTCAATCGTCTTTGCCCCTTCCCTGAAATCTTCAAAAAATATTTTTACGTTTTCATCCTGATATTCCAATGAAGCCTGTTCAAATTGTTTTATTTTTTCCTCTTTTTTCTCCTCCTTTTTAATCTCTTTGTAAACCTTATTTACGGTCGTTTCATTCTTCCGTAATTTTTCCTTTATTTCTTCAGGTGCTTTCTTTGCAACAACCTCGGCCATTCCAACCCATCCGGTGCTTTTACCTATTTCTGATGAAATTATATTGCGGGTGCTGTGTTCTTTTTCATTAAAGGGTCTGTCAATAATTGACATAGGGTTTATTTCTTTTTTGTTACCTCTTCCTCCATCGCTACCGGAAATAATCATCTTCTCCCGACCTTGTTTTAACAGAATATCCTTCTTTTTTAACGACAATTCAAATTTCACCCATTCTGTTATATTGCGCCTTCCCATCTGGTTGTCGATGATCCAGATTTTCGCCGCGTCATCATCCGTGAAATCAATATCAGATGTATTAAATTCTACGTTGTTTGTCGTGCAAATCTCATATCTGTTATGTCCGTCAACAATAACACCATTCCACAATAATATTGATTCCCTACACCCATCAGAAAGAATTGATTTTGTTAACAATTCATATTCCTC